CGCCGAGCGATGGAATTGCTTGACCCAGTCTCTCTTCCTGGACTTGCATGAGTACCTCAGCGCTTCCAACTTTCACATCAGCGTTCATCACAGCTCTCAGGGGGGCTTCATCCCTCTCAGGCATTCGTGTCTTTGATGGAATTGAAATTGATCAGTCCTATCCAGGCAACGCGATTGTGGTTGGAACAGATGGCTCAATGGAGGGCGATGATGTCACAGCGGGATCAGCTCGTCAGGAATATAAGCAACTCGGAGCGATCTCAAAATTCGAATACGGGACTCTTACTTGCGCTCTTTGGGCTGCTAATGGGGGAACAGACCTCACATCTCTACGGACAACCGCATTCAGCATTTTGGGGAATGTTGAAACAGTCATCAGAAATGATGTCAGCCTCGGGGGAGTAGTTATGTTCTCGGGACTTGAAAGTCATCAGATGACTTATCGTCAAACAACACAAGGCGCGGCAGTTGTCATTCTTTTCACAGTTACTTATCAAGCGAAAATCTAGGGAGCAGATATGGCTAAGATCAAAAACATTTCGCCACTTGGCGAAGTTATTATTCCAGCCCTCAACGATCTTGTTGTGGGTGCTGGTGCGATAGTTGATGTCTCAGATGAGGCAGCAGCATCACTTCTCGAACAAACAAGCAATTGGATTGCAGCTGACCAGGCGGCGGCTAAATCTTCTTCAACATCCACCGCAGCGCCGGATTCACCGGCTGCCTCAGCCTAATAGGAGACACACATGGCAATCGGTTCCGGTATTGGTTCGCAATTAGGAATTGCAGCTGAAACAACCTACAACAATGCAGTCACAGTCACACGCTTTTATGAGTTCACCAACGAAAACCTCAACTATGTCAAGAAAATTGCAGTTGGAATGGGTCTTCGTGCGGGTGGACAACTTCCTCGCTCAAACCGCCGCGTTGTCACAACAAGCAATGTGACTGGCGATTTGACCCTTGATCTTCCTACTCGTGGGCTTGGACTTCTTCTTGCTCAAGCAATGGGAAACTCACCATCAGCCGTCACAACCACAACAGGCGTTTATTCATACTCATTCAATCTTGGTGATGTGTATGGTCGCTCATTCACAGCTCAAGTTGGCGTTCCTCAATACGGTGGAACAGTCACACCTAAGACAATCTCAGGCGCGAAGATTTCATCCTTCGAGTTGGCAGTCGCCAATGGTGGAATTGCAACAGGCAAGTTCTCAGTCGATGCTGCCGCATTGACAACAGGAACTTCACTAGCAACAGCCTCATACGCCACAACAGGCAACTTGTTTCACTTCGCCCAAGGCGCAGTCACCATTGATGGTTCTTCTGTTGCCAACATCAAGGATTTCACCTTGACAGTCAATAACACATTGAAGGTTGATCGTTACAACCTTGGCGCTTCAGGAATCAAGTCTGAGCAAGTAATCAATGGATTCCGCACCATCACAGGAAAGATGACTGCTGAATTTACAGATACAACCTTGCTGACCAAGTTCTTGGCAGATTCAGCAGCAGCAATTGTGGTCACATTCACCGGAGCGGTTATTGCTAACGCAGCCACCGAGAAGTTGACCATCACAATTCCAGCAGCGAAGTTTGATGCTGATACACCAAATGTCCCTGGTCCTGGCGTTATCGACTTGGCAATGACATTCACAGTTTATGACGATGGCACAAATCAGCCATTGACAATTGCTTATCAGACAGCAGATTCATCTCTCTAAGTAAGGAACAGGGGAAACAATAATGTCAGAAAAAATATCGTTACCGAGTGGCGGTTGGGCAGTTCTACGCGATCCAGCCGCCGTTCCGGTAAAACTTCGCAGACCAGTCGAGAAGGCTTTGCTCACACTTGGGCAATCTCAAGCCAAGACTGTTCTTGCCTCGGCTCCTGAATTGAGTGATTCTCAAAAGGCTGCCGAAGTAGCTTCAACAATCAATCCTGAAATTCTTGATCAGTTCAATGATCTCAATGACTTGCTCATTGTTGCTCGCGTTGAATCTTGGTCACTTGATCTTCCAATCGTGATCGAATCCCTTGGTGATTTTCCTCAAGGCGATTACGAGGCTTTGCAAGCGGTTGCCGCCAAAGATGTCACAGAGATGATGCCTAGGTTTGGAATCAGCAATGATCCAAATTCCCCCATCAAGCCCTCAGACGCTTAGGTCGAGCGCTTGAGGGAGGAACCGTTCTCGGCTCTCTTCCTACACAGCTGAAAACATATCGACTTTGCAAGTTGCTTCATTGCACTCCATCTCAACTTGAAAATGAGTCAGCAGTCATGCTCGATTGGCTCCTGGCAATAGATGAAGTTTTTGTTGAAACCAAAAACAAGATTATGAATGGAGAAGCATAATGGCTGGAAATTCAATGTTCAGCGCTTTGGTTTCAGGAGTAAGTGATTTCAATGCGGTCACAAAAGACATTGAGAATCGAACAGAGAAAGCCACTATTGCTGCAATCAAGGCAAATCAAAACAAATTGAAGACAGCAGTTCGAGCCAACCTTCGCGGCGCTCCTCGCTGGACTCAAAAGGGTGCTAACAGAATTACTGGCAAAAACTTTCAAGTTGAAGGAACTAATGGTCAACACAATTCCCCTCGTGGCGGTGGTCCAGGAAAGATGACTGGTGCTTTGTACGCTGGCGTTGGTGGCGTAAGAAATCCAAAAAAGAATTTTGATGGATATTGGGTGGGTGGCGTTGGCGTGGGCGCAAAACCTAACCGAGTCAAAAAGGGAACCTTGGAACTCAAGTTTCCATATTTCAGACCAGCAGTTGAAAAGATTGAGCCATTGATGGCTGACATCTATGCAACTGGTTGGGACAAAGCCGTTTCAAGAATGGGAGGAATTCTCTGATGTCAATGCTTCCTCCAGTATTCGTTGAACTCAAGGCGAACATCTCTGAATTTACAACTGCAATGGGTGAGGCAAGAAGTGAAGTCGCTCATTTAGAAAATCAAGGCGTTGGTTCTTTTGATAAGTTAGCAACATTTGGCAAAGCCTCTCTTTTCGCTATCGGTACGGCAGCGGTTGCAGTCGGCGGTCTAAGCCTTGAAATGGCTGACAAGTTTGAACAATCTCATGCCAAATTGGAACAAGCACTCAAAAATGCTGGCTCTAGTTTTGAGGAATTCAAAAATCCAATTGGTGATGCTCAAAAGAAAATGGAGCAGTACGGATTCACTAATGCTCAAACTCAAGAGGCATTGGCTAATCTCAACAGCTCTCAAAGACCCAAAGAAGGCTCTTGACGATGTTGCCCTTGCCGCTGATTTGGCAAAATTCAAGCACATCGATCTTGCTGATGCCGCAACTGTTGTTGCCCGCGCTCAAGAAGGAAACCTTCGCGCTCTGAAGCAACTTGGAATTGATCTTCCTATCGCTGCAACTAGCGCAGCAAAACTTGAAGCCGCCAATGTAAAATTGGGCAAAGCAACAGATGATGCTGCTGCATATCTTTCCAAGCATTCAGATGCCGTCAGCACCGCAAGCAAATATCATGATGCTTATGAAAAACTATTAGGCAAAGTCGAAGATGCTCAAAAGAAAGTCAACGATCAATCCTCTGCTGGAGAGCAAATTATCAAGGGACTCTCAGCTGCTATTGGTGGACAGGCTTCCGCTTCAGCTGAAACTTTCGCAGGAAAGATGGCTGCTCTCAAAGCTCAGTCAGAAGATGTTGCCAAGAATATTGGCATGGCATTGATCCCAGTCCTTGAAAAGTTGATGACTGCCATCAAGGATGTTGTGGATTGGTTTGGCAAGCATAAGGCTATTGCTGAGGCAATCGGCATTGTTATTGGAACAGTTCTTGTTGCCGCAATTGGCGCATACATAACTAAACTCAGTATCGCTGCCGTTGAATCAGCCGTCAGTTTTGCCAAGATCATTGCTGGTTGGGTGGCAACTGGAGCATCCGCAACTGCTGCTGGCGTTGAAATGGCTATTGCTTCCGGTGGAATCACCCTTGTTATTGGCGCGATCGTTGCTGCCATCATTTATCTTGCAACTCATTGGAAAGAATCATGGGATACCATGAAAGAAGTTGCTGGAGCAGTTTGGCATTTCATGGAAGGAATTGGTTCAGGAATTGCCGATCTTTTCAGAGGCGTTGTCAATGAAATCAAAACTCTCATGAATGAAGCAATTGGCGCAGTCAACACAATTATCAAGGCTCTCAATAGTATTTTGAGTTTCAAACTTCCCTCCTTTCTTGGAGGGGGAAAAGTTGGAATTACAATTCCACAAATTCCACAATTGGCTGATGGTGGAATTGTGAATTCTCCAACCCTCGCCTTGATCGGAGAAGCTGGTCCGGAAGCCGTTGTTCCTCTTTCAAAGAGCGGCATGAGCGGAATGAATATCACGATCAATGTTGCTGGCTCTGTTGTTCAAGAACAAGATTTGGCAGTCAGCGTTCGCGATCAGATTGCAATCTTGATGCGCCGCAGAGGTTTGAATCCTTCAATCTTAGGAGTCTGATTCAATGGCTTTATTTGATGGCTCTAATGCCCCAACAATCACCGTTGAATTTGATATGAGCAAGTTGGGCGCATTTGTCCTTGGCATTTCCTCTCTTGGTGGAACAGATGTTCTTGGAACTGGCTCAACAGTTTGGTCAACAGTTTCAACCACAGATGTGAGAAGTCTTTCCATTCGCAGAGGTCGAACTCGTGAAGATCAGGCAGTTCAACCTGGCACATTGAGTTTGATTCTTGAAAATCGAGCTGGTAAATATGACCCCGACAACAGTTCTTCTCCATATTTTTGGAATGGATATTCCTTGCTTACTAGGGGAATGGGCGTTCGCATCTCAGCGACTTGGTCGGGAACAACTTATGTCATATACAGAGGATATCTTGAGCAACTCGATATTGATGCCTCACTTGATCCGGTTGCCACTTTTCAATTCACCGATGCCCTCGCTTATCTAGGCACTCAAACAGTCACAGCGATTGCAAGCTCCTATTCAGGAGATACAACCTCAACTCGCTTGGGTCGAATTCTTGATGCAATTGGTTGGGATGCGAGCCTTCGCAGCATTTCAGGTTCAAGGCAAATGCAGCCGACTACCTTCGGAGACACAGCCCTTTCATTGGGTGATCAAGTTTCAAGGTGTGAGTTTGGTCGATTCTATGTTGATCGCCAAGGCAAGGTTGTCCTTCTTCCTTATGAATCAACATTCACAACGCCAGCTCGAATTGCTTTTTCGGATACTAGGGCGAGCGGAACAATTGAATATGACACGATTGTCACAACGCCAGGAGCAAAGTATCTAGTCAACTCCGTCACATTGAATCAAGCAACTGGAACCGCTCAAACATTTACCGATACAAATTCAACTCTTCGCTATGGTGTTTATCCCAAAAGTTATGATGCTCCACTTTTGACAAATTCAGTTGCATTGGGATTGGCAACAGTTATTGCTTATCGATATTCCTTGCCAAAGACTCGTGTGGATCGAGTTGAATTTGATGCCCTTGGAATTGATTCAACTTCTTGGGCATCTTTGCTTCAAACAGATTTGGGTGACAATGTCACCGTTGCAAGAACAACGGTTGATGCTCGCTCAAGAACTTACACCGATTTGGTGGAATCTATCTCTCACGATCTGACCCCTGATGGTTGGCGCGTGGGGATGGATTTATCACCAGCAGGATCGGTTGGATATTTTGTAATTGGGTCATCACTCATTGGTGGCACAGATGGACTCTACTCATAGGAGAAAAATAAATGGCTGGTGCAGGTTACAAGTTATTTGTGAACGGAAATACACTTTCCGCTTCCGACCTCAACACTTATGTTCAGCAACAAACCGTCATGGTTTTTGCCTCAGCTTCCGCTCGAACCACAGCTCTCTCAGGAGTTTTGGCAGAGGGAATGGTTTCCTATCGAACAGATTCTCATGTCTTTGAGGTGTATAACGGCACTTCATGGGTTAGCGCTGGAGCATCTTCTCCATTGACCACCAAGGGCGATCTTTGGGGTTACAACACCGCAGATGCTCGAGTTTCGGTTGGAACAGATGGTCAAGTTTTGACTGCTGATTCCACGCAAGCCACAGGCATGAAGTGGGCTGCTGTTTCAACGGCTCCAACATTGAAAAATGCTTTTACTTCATCAGGCTCAACAACTTTTGGAAGCGCTACATCTCCAACACCATACTATGTTGTTTGTGTTGGTGGCGGTGGCGGTGGCGGTGGGGCTTTTTGGTATCAAAATTCAAGTTTTTATTCAGAATCAAGCGGTGGTGGCGGCGGTGGTGGTAGTGGATACATCACATTTGGCTCAGGAGCTTCTTATGGTGGAGCAATCTCTTACACAGTAGGAGCTGCTGGAACTGCTGGAACTTATATCAACAACAACGGTCAGGGTAACGATGGTGGCGCTGGTGGAAGTTCAACATTTGGTTCATTCACAGCAAATGGCGGTTCAGGTGGCGGCAAAGCCTCAACTTCAAGTAATGGTCCAGTTGGCGGGAATGGTGGTTCAGGCGGCGGCGCTGGTGGAAGTTCAGGAATGGGTTCATCGGGTCAAAGCGGAACTGGCGGTGCTGGTGGTGCTGGAAATGCAACTGGTTCAACCGGTGGAACAGGTGGAGCTTCTTCAGGCAGTTGGGGAAACATTTGGTCATTTGCTGCTGCAGGAGGAACTGGCGCTGGCTTAGTTGGCGGATATTCCTACCCAAGCGGCGGCGGCGGTGGAGCTGGAACAAATGCTTCTTCTACCCCTAGCGCTGGAGGTGCTGGCGCAACAGGTGGATTGACTGGTTACACAGGAACAAGTGGTGCTGGCGCTGCTGGTGCGGCATCAACATTTTCAACAGGAATTATTCAACCAACCGCAGGAAACAATGCAACTGGTTATGGTGCTGGTGGCGGTGGTTGTGGTGGAGCTATTAGTGGAACAACTCAACGAACCGATTTAGTAAATATCACTCAAGGAAATGGTGGAACCGGTTCACAAGGTATTGTCTTGCTCTATTACTAAAATTGGGGATAAATATGTGGGCTATATTAGACAGAGATGAAAAAACAGTAATTGGCGTTATTCCACCCGATGCAGATTTTGAAAAAGCATTGAAAGAAGTTGATGGAAGGACTCTTATTGAAATGACGATTGATAACAGTCCTGCCTATGTAAAAGGGGAATATATTGATGGAAAATTTTATCCACCAAAGGAGATAATGAATGCCTAATTTTGCAGTAATTGAAAATGATATTGTCATCAATGTCATTGTTTGTGAATCAAAAAAACTTGCGGAAGAAATAACTTCTAAAACCTGCATTGAATATACTGACAAGAATCCTGCTTCAATTGGCTGGAGTTATGATGGAAAAACTTTTATACCTCCAGCACAACCTCAACCTGTTGACCCTGTAAATCATTGAATTGAATCAACAATAAAACACTCCATTGGGAGTGTGTAACTAATAAGGGGCTGATTTGGCATGGAATTGATTCCACTCGACCAAATCAAAGAGCAGCTTCACAATCGTTATCGAACATCGGGCTTTGCCGAAAACCTCTTCAGCAATGATTGGGCGCTTTTGACAAG